GATCAAACTCGAATTGATACAGCATGGTTAAAAATGTCAGTAGTTAGTAGCTCAAATGCAAGTGGGGTGTATTTGCGCGCAAGAGTGAGCGGGGTTTTGGTTTCTCCAAGAGTCGCAGCATTAACCACATAGGAGTTAAGTATGTATTACGCAAAAATAATAGATGGAATAATAAAAGAATATGCCAGAGTTGAAGATGTTAAAGCTGGATTAGTTATAGTAGATTATCATGATATTATAGACTATGAGCCTATTCAATATCACGATACTCTGTATACTCAGGAAAAATTTGCTGAAATCCAAGCAACTCAAGAGTATAAAGACGAACAAGAAGCAATTAACAGGAGTGCATGTGAATGGGAAGCAAAGCAACTCGAAACTGAAGCTTCCTATATTCAATACAAAGGCAAAAAGATTTCTCTACAAGAGATACTTTTTAAATCTCTTATATATACATCTATAACTGATGCTTATGTTTATTTAAAAGCAGAAGATGGTACACTTATTAAGACTCTTAGAGCTACCTTCCTTTTGATTGTAGCAAAAGCAAAATCAAACTTAAAAGCTGTTGAAGATGCTTTGTATAATGCAAATAATCAGTTTGATCCTAAAAAGACCCTAGAAGAAAACATAGCTAAGATCAAAGGTATATTTGATGCAATAGATAAGATCTTCAACAATTAGAAAAATGTGTGATATATGGAAGTTATAAGACGAAAAAACGTGAGAGTAAAATCAGATCTTGAGTCTGATTTTACTTTTTTCTGCAATAAGCTTTCAGAAGCTTTGCATCTTAAAGGCCTTAAAAAAGGTAAATACATAGTTCTTATTCCTGAAATTCTCTATTATCTTATTAAGGTTATTATAGGGGTGATAAACTTTATAAACGGTTTTGAGCCTCTTTTGACATTATTTGATTCTATTAACGCCCTCCCAAAGGATGAAAGAACTCAGTTTATCGAGAAAGTTAAAACCCAAGTAACCAAAAAAGAAATGGAGTAGCCTATGAAAAGAATTATCGTAGCTCTATTGAGCTTTGTTATGTGTACTTGTTTGTATGCACAACCTAATGTTAAGGACCCCCATGTAGTTATAGACGGTGATGGAGTTCCACACTATTCAGGACTTGCTCCCTTGCCGGATGATTTTCATGCAAAGATAAAAGCTAAAGGACTTTATGCAGAAAAATCAGATCTTTTATTTGATGAAGAACTTCCTGAAGAGTACTCACCTCTAGGAGAGCTTCTTGGATTTATTCCTGATTATTCTCAAGGTAACTATGGTACCTGCTATTCTTTTGCGGGGGCTTACACTATTTTTATTTCTGAAGCTGTTAACCTTTCCAAACTTAATCACGGATATGAATATGCAAAAGAGATGGTAGATGAGTATATGCAAACCCAGATGTTTGCTCCTAACGTTGGTATTACTGCTTGTACTCAATGGTCTGAAGGTGGCTGGTACTTTGAAATGTTTGATAACTGGGTTGAAAAAGGGGGAGCTTTACTTAAAAACGTTAAGTACTCCGGCTCAGGATACAGACAATGTAACTTCTTGGATCCGGAAATCCGAGGGGTAGAATACCGATTACTTGAAAGCCCAACCAATGCTGATATTAAACGAGCTGTAATGAAGTTTGGAGCTCTAGCAGTCGCAGTTCATTCATCTTGTTTGTCTACAAATCCAAGTATAGGTGCATGTCGCACTACTAGCTTTAACCATGCAGTAGTAATTGTAGGATGGACAAAAACTCATTGGATCATTCAAAACTCTTGGAATGCAAACACTCAAAATGTATTCTGGTACATATCTCAACAATCTTATCCTTATAACCCTACATATGTTGTAGTTAAAAACCACGTAGAAAAGATCGTTCCTATGCCTGGACCTGATCCAGATCCTACTCCAAATCCAACCCCTGATCCAACCCCAGTGAAAGATATAATTATGTATATAGCAATAGGAATATTTGCAATCCTGTTAATTGGTGTTATAATAGTACGTAAGAAACAATAAAGGAGAACAACATGGAAAAATTAGAAGTTTTAAAGAACTTAGTATCAAAGCTTAATTCATTTTTGGGTGCTGTAGGAACTTTCAAAAAAGAACTAGATAAAGATGGTTTTTCTATAGATAAAATAACCTTACTTGTTCCATCATTTTTAGCTCTAGCAAAAGCTTTAGGAAATATTAAAGATGCTAAAGCAGAACTTATAGACTCTTTTAAAGATGATGATAAACTAGTTGAGCTTTTGAAACTTGCTCTTTCAATTAAAAATGCAATCGCTTCTTTGATAGATGATTTCTCTAAAGATCCAAAAGCAGTAGCACTTTTACTTTCTGCAATAGAATCTTTAGCTGAAGAAAGTAAATGTCATTGTGATGAATGTGATTGTAAGAAAGAAGATTAAAATGAAGAAACTACTGATAGCTTTTGGGTTTATTACGATCTCCATACTTTCCTGTAAATCGCCTTCGTGCATGAGTAGGGTAGAAGCCTTATCCTACTGGATAGCAGATGCTTCGCGTTATGATTGCACTCATCCTGAAAGACTTATCAGTAGTTTTTCAAAGGTTTGCAGAGATAGTAATGAAAGTGATAATCCTGCGGGCTTTCTAGGTTCTGTACTTTGTACAGTTTGCCTTGATATTCCTCTTGCAAGACTTAACAGTATTTTTGAAGATGCTGGATGTTCTAAAGTGCTTATCAATAAGAGTGCTAAGGATACATTAGTAAGTACTTGTAAGATGATACTTCCTTTTGCTTCCTATCAAACCAAACGTAGATAAACAATTTCGTAAAAATTCCTTGAATGGGTGAGCGTCGAATCTATTGATGCTCATCTTTTTTATTATAGAACAAGGAGTTTCTATAATCGGCGTCTACAAAATAAGGATGTTTATCACGAGACTTTTTAAAATCAAGATGAATAAGATTTAAAATGCAAAATATAAGAATACAAGCAAAGAGACCAAACATTATTGTAAGCAACACCTCCATTTAATCCTCCACTATGTAGGAACCTTTCTTTTCTACTTCTATGAAAGATTCTATACCTAATATTCTATCCGGTTCTTCTTTAAGAACTTGGTTTGGAGTTTTTAATTTAACCGTGTATGGATTAATTCCATTAAGCTCCATAATGTGTTTTGCTTCATTCTCATCTTTCCATTTTTTTATTTCACGATCTTTAGTAAGCTTAAGTCCTTTAATTTCCTCTCCAAGCTGTAATCTTTTTTTATACCGTGCATGGAGTTCATCAAGATAGCCTATAATCTTAGATCTGTTCTTTAGTAAAAAGATTTCTTGTTCACTCTTTAAACATAGATCATTTATATCATTAGACACAACTAGCTTATTACTTACATCTTTAACAGCATCTACTGTATGAGGACAAAGTGTATGTTTGACAGGGCAGTATTTACAAATACTATCACATTGTTTTTTAGGATACCCCCTATGAGTTGAGGGTTCATTAAAATAATATTTTGAAGCACTTTCAAACATAACTTCAAACATCAAAAGATTTTCTCTGGTTATCATCCAAAGATCTATTGTTGTTTCACATCTAGGTTGATAGATGCCAAGAGTCATAGTTTTAGGAAAGCTACGATAGAGTTTATAAACAAGATAAGCGTACATAAGAAGTTGACTGTTGAATGTAGCTTGAACTGGAACTTCACCATATTTCAAATCAAATATGGCACAAGGCATATTAGTTTCTCTATCTAAAACTAATACATCACAAGTTCCATAGGTAAATTCATTGAGATATAAACATACTTCTGATTCTACTATGTATTTATCTTTAGGATAATTCTTAATAATATCCGAAGCTACAAAGTTAATGTATTTATCAGATATATCTATCACGACAGCTTCATCTTTGTTATAGTATGCTGATAGGATCTTTGATAACTTTTCATGTGCGAGTGTTCCGAGGCGAGCTTCTTCACTTTCTTCTTGGGGCTCACTGATAGAACCTTTTTGTTTTTCTTCTAATTGAAGGGATAGTGGACAATAAAGCCAACGATGAGAAGCCGAAGGTGAAAACACTGCATGACTAGTCATATGAAAAACTCCTTAAGTTAGTAAGGTAGGATCCTTTCACGGCTTAAAAATAGAGTTTGTTTTTAATTTCCCTTGTTATTTTAAGAAAAGACCCTACAAATAAAAAGCCTAGTAAAAAAATAAAAACTATGGAAGTAAAAAAAACAGAAACACAAAAGCAGAAAAAATTTATCAAAAATCTTAGAGATGACGGGTACTTAGTTTTTAAGATTAATGACAGCTATATTTCGGGCTTTCCTGATTTAATTGCAATCAAGGGTGGTGTTGTTCGTTTTATTGAATTAAAAAATTTAGATCGTAAGGGTGCCGGATTATCCTTAGAACAAAAGCACTTACACGGGAAGATGAAAGAACACGGTGTTGAAGTTGAAGTGATCTGGATATAAATTTCTTGTCTTAATTTTTTTGTTTTCCTAAAATCAAAATAATCGACTTTTTTATTATTAACAATTTAGGAGAAGAAAAATTATGGAAAGAACGACAAGGTCTTTTACAACAGGGGAGTCAACAATTTTATTTCCGCATCTAATTGAGCCGGCAAAAAGCCCTTTTAATCCAGATCGACCAGCAAGGTTTGAATGTAGTTTTACTTTATCTAATGAAGATCTAGCAAAATTAAAAGATTTAATTAAATCTATGATCAAAGACGCCTGGGGAAACATTAATGCTTCTACAGTCAATATGTGTATTAAAGAAAGAAAAAAGAAAAACGATAAGGGTGAATATGAACCTCTGTTAGATGAAGCCGGAAAACAAACATATATGCTTTCAGCTTGGAGTTATAAAAAACCTATATGTGTGGATGTAGCAAGACGCGAACTTAAAGAAGAAGATGTCTACACCGGTATGCTTGGACGTGGAATTGTAAATCTTTACACATTTGAAAGTGTAGGAAGAAAACATATCCTAGCTGGACTGGGTGGAGTTGTTAAAACCGGGGAAGGCACACGCCCTCAAGGAGCTAGTAATGTTAACCTAGAAATAGATAACATTCTATCAGCTACAAAATCCGATACGGCTACTCAGATAGCTGGGGAAATAAGTGCTGATGATATTCCATTTTAGATAATGAAAAAGGAGAACATAGAAGGTGTTCTCCTTTTGATTAAAAAATCTAATTATAGGAACTCTTAAAAATGTTTACGTAGCCTTACCTAAATAAGACTAGATGGTAATAGAGGATTTGGATGGTAATTGCAATAGATTTCGAAACAGTATCGACAAAAAGTTTAAAGGACTCAGGAACCTATTCCTATCTTTCAAGCCCTAATACATTCATAACTTTAATGTCTATATGCGAGTTTGATATATCTGAAGCTCTAAGATTTATAAAAGATAAAAGCTACGATGTGGTTGAAGAATACTTGTTTTGTAAGACCGAAGTACTGGAGCTTTATAAAGATATAGGAACTGATAGAATCCTTACAGATTATTTTCCTCAAGATTATAAGTATGATCTTCTAGCTCATAATAGAGATTTCGAGCTTCATGCAATATTTAATGGTGAAAGATTAAAAGATATTTTACCAAAAGACGCTAAAGTTTTTGACACAATGTTAATGGCTCGCCGGCTCGCACTTCCTAATAGCCTCGATACTCTCTCAGGTTTGTTTGGAGTTCATAAGAAAGATACTAGACTTTTGAATAAATTCTCTATTGGGCTTACCCTACAAGAGTTTTTAGATAAAACTAATACCCCCGAGTATGAGAAGTTCAAGGAGTATTGTAAGTACGATACGATCTCTACTGTTAATATATTTTTAAATCTTATATGGAAGTATCCTCGGGTTCAAGAAAGTCTATATAGTAATGATATAGAATCTATGATTCTTGAGGCTTCCGATAGGGTGAATGATAGAGGTATTCCTATAGATGTTAATGAAGTAAGAAAAGCTAAAAGCTTATTGAAGGATCTTCAAGAAAAAAATTCTAAGATCTGCCAAACACGTTTTGGTTTTGCTCCAACTCAAGTTCTTAAGATTAAAGAATACATCAATGAAAGATCCCCTATTAAAATAGAATCTTCAGATAAAAAAGCTCTTACTGAATTTATAGAAAATTCTACAGATGAAGATCTTAAAGATCTAGCTAGACTAAGACTTCAAACTTCTAGCTCTTCTACTAAAAAGCTTGATAAGATGCTTCATTCTGAAGTTGATGGAAGGGTAAGAGGAGCGTTTCAATATTATAAAGCCCGAACTGGACGTTGGTCTGCAACACTCATTCAACCTCAGAATATGCCCAGGGGTCATCAGGAAGAAAGCTTCTTTGAAAATCTTCCATACATGAATGATACAACGGAGCTTGATGTTAAAAATAATTTAAGAGGATTTATTAAAGCCCCTGAAGGTCATACATTTATTATTGCTGATTACAGGCAGATTGAATTTAGACTTCTCCTGTATGTAGCTCATGATGATGAAAATATTCAAAAGATAAAAGAAGGAGCTGATCTTTATAGAGAACTTGCAAGCTCCATTTATAATGTTCCTCTAGATCAAGTTACCAAGGACCAAAGGCAGCTTGGAAAGATAGTTACTCTTGGAGCTGGATATGGTCTTGGAAGTGTTGGATTAGAGAAGATACTTAAAGCCTATGGACTAGTTGGTATAGAATCTAAAAAAGCTATTGAGGAGTTTAGAAAAAAATATTGGAAAGTGAAAGATCTTTGGAGCTTGTTTGATCAGATGAGTATTGATGGAGTAGGTATTTTTATTAAATACCCAGATAGACTTGAAATGAAGTTACCTTCAGGAAGAAGGCTCTACTACCATCATCCAGAAAGAGTTCTTGAAGATATGGGTGATTGGATTAAGACTTCATACAAGTTTAACAATGGAGAAGACACCGAATACTTCTACGGTGGAAAGTTTGTGGAAAATTACATCCAGGGAGTAGCTAGAGATCTTTTAGGTCTTGCAATCTTAAGAGCTGATAGAGTAGGACTTTGCCCAATCCTTCATGTGCATGATGAAATAGTAATTGAAACTACAAAACGAAAAGCCGAGTTTAGTGGAAAAGCCCTGGCACTCTGTATGAAAAAGCCCCCTGAATGGTTTGATCGTAGTTATGATTTTTTATTGGATGTTGAACTAGCAGAAAATGAGAGGTACACAAAATGAAATTTTTTAACGATCCCAATTTTAAAGTTTTTAGGATAAAATATAATTCAAAAGAACCTATAGATAAATGGAAAGATCCTAACAAGTGGAAAGACTATCAAGGATGTAATTATGAAGAAGGATATAATTATGCTCTTTATCTTTCAGCTTCTAATCTTGTTGCTTTGGATTATGATCCTAGAAATGAAACTGATGAAACTAAAAAAACTCTTGATAATATCAGACCTTTTTTAGAAGCTACCTACTCTCATAAAACTGCTGGGGGCGGTGATCATTATTTATTTAAAGTAAATCCTACTACTGCGTATCCATTCATGGGTAAACTTTGTGATGGGGTTGATATTAAATATAACGGCTATATTGTTATCCCCCCTTCATCTATAGGCGGAAAAAATTATGAAGAGGATCTTTTTGGAGCTAATCATATAATAGATCTTCCTTTTGAGCTGGAAGAAAAGATGTGTGCTAAAGCCCCCGAAAATATAGGAGTTAAACAAATTGATATCACTCCTTACAGAGATAAGAAATTTAAATATAAAGAGCTAAGTGAAGCTATACTAGAATATGCTAACAATAATATTTTAGACTATGATACTTGGCTAAGACTGGGAGCGGGTTTTCATAGTATATTTGATGGGGATGATAGAGGATTTGAACTTTTCAAAACCATATCTAAAAATAAAAATTTTAAAGATAGCGATGAGGATATAGAAAAGAAATGGAATAGCTTTAGTAACAATCATGGAAGAAAGATAGGTCTTGGTGGACTTATATCTATATTAAGAGATATGAAAATTGATATAGATGATTATATAGATCCTAACTGGGTTTTTCAATTTACCGAAGAGGACATTCAGTTGAAAGAAGATAAGGAAAAAGAGCAAGCTAATAAGATACTCGAACTTGTGCAAGAGAAGAAAAAAAATGATTCGTTAGAAAAGGAAAAGAAAAATTTAACACAAATTACAGATTCCTTATTAAAGAAAGATCATATAGAAGATGCCGATATTTTGAAAGTTACAAAGGAGCTTACTAGACTTAAGCTCTCTCCTACAGAAGTGAAGGCTATAGAGGAATTAATAGGAGAAATTTCTATCAAATACTTTAGCCAATTTGCAGTGTATGTTAAAAGCTCAAAATGTTATGCGGTACTTGAGAATTTAGGAACTCCTAGAGAAGAGTTTTATTTATATTCCTATGCTCAATTTAAAGAAAGATTTTTGGCATATCATATCAAATCTAAAACAGGAAAAAAAATTTTTCTTACAGACTATTATAATGAGTCTGATAAAAGAAGATCTTGTATGGAAGTAGTATATGCTCCATCCACTACTCAAAAAGATTTTATAGCTGTTTTTCCTAGAGGTTCTGTAAGTATAGAGCCTATAGCAAAGGATTATGATCCTAAGACCATTCAGCCTTTTATAGATTTAGTAAAACATAATATATGTGCTATTCCTTTCGATGAAAACAGAATAGATGAAGAAGAGCTTAAGGCTAAAAAGAATCTTATGGAATATATTTTCTGGTATATGGCTCATACTCTTAGACGCCCAGAAGAAGCTCAATCGGTAGTACTTGCTCTTTGGGGGGATCAAGGTACTGGAAAAAATATGTTTACAGGAATTTTTGGAAGACTTTTCATTAATCCAATGATGGCAACTAATGTTACTTTCAATAATCTTGAAGGAAACTATACAGACTATATAGCTAAAAGACTTTTATGTGTCTTTAACGAATTTCCACCTAAGCTTGAAGGTCGTGTTTGGTCAAGACTCAAAGCACACACGGGTACTGAAGACTTTATGACAATGAACCCAAAAGGGGAAAAACAATATAACGCTATGATTAGAGCAAGGTTTATTACAACTTCAAACCTTTATCCTTCTTTTGGAGAAACCTCTGATAACCGAAGAATTATAAGAATACAGACGGAAAAAAATATAACTGATTTTTCCCAAATAGCTAAACTTAGATATGATGATAGCTTCATTCGTAACATAGCTAAATTTTTAAATACTATAGATTTAAATGAATTTAATTCTAGTGTAATACCAAAGGATCAAATTATGACAGAAGAAGAACTTGAAACTGAATCTGATTTGAAAAAAGAACAAACAAGAGATACTGAAATTATGCATGAAGTATTTGTGGATCTTTTAACTATGGAAGAAGCTCCGTACATAATTAGAAGAAAAAAAGCAGATGGGAAAATAGTTAAATATGTATATTTAGGGGGGCTATTTAAATGTGTGCAAACAAAATATAAAGAACTTGTAGGAAAAAAATCCCTAGAATATCAAACATCTAAACAGTTTTTATCTAAGATGATAAGGTTTTATCCTAGCAATCAATATAAAAAACCCATGGCTCTTAAAAATTCTTTTAACGTACATGGGAAAACAGTAAAACTTTATGACTATGATAGTTTTATAAAATACTTTTTAGGTACAAACACTATCTTTGAAGAAGAAAAAGAACTTGACAGCTTGGAAGAAGACATATAATTTTGAAGGTGAGAGAGTTAATTTATTGGGATGTTAACTTTCTCTCCTTTCATTTAAGTTGGGAAAAAGTCGTTAAGAAAATCAGGGAAAAGACCTATAGAGAAATCTTTAGGTCTTTTTTCTTATTTACCTTTACTGCTATACGCAAAGTTCCAAACCCTAAAATATGCGACTATACGCAGGGTAAATAAAAAGAAAGCCCCGTGAGGTGTTAAGTCTACAGGGCTTTCAGTTGTTTTAACTAACTAACTAAAGGAGAAACTAAATGTTATGACGCCATCTAGCTTCTTTTGGTTTTCTACTCTATTTGCTAGTTGTTGTCAATTCGTTACTCAAGTTCTTATAGATAAGCTTAGGATCCTGGGATAGCTTTTGCTTGAAGTTCTTATACAATACATGATCAAGATTCAAATCAGATCTAAAGAAGTATTCATACACATCTTGGTAAGGGGAGCCAAAACGATAGTTTCTTGCCTCGGCTTGGTAAATATCAGCATAGTTATAAGATAGATCAAAGAAGATTGAAACTTTGGCACATTGTAAATTTACCCCCTCTGAAAGTGTACCTATAGAGGCGACAAGTACAGAAGGGCTATTGTCCCCTCTGAAGTCTTCCACGGCTTTTGTTCTTTGAGATTGTAGAAGTCCTCCATAAACAATCCCAGAGAGCCTCAAATTCAAAGAATGAATGACTTCTTCTATCTTAGGGTAACTATCTCTATAGTAAGACCAGATAAGGATCTTAGAGTCTTTATGACGCTCCAGAAGGAGCTTAAGCTTTTCGTACCTTACAGGATCACTAATCATCACTCTATGAGCAATCCCAAGTAAGGTAAGTTCATTCACCGAGTCGTAAGGTCGAAGAAGTTCTCTTACTTCTGGGGTATCCTTCTTTCTTACAAGAAGGTCGGTGTATAGAGTCTTCACCGAAGAGTTGTAAGTAATAATGGAGCTATGCTTAATAGGAAGTCCTGAGAGTTCATGACGTCCTACAAAGGATGAATACTTATTTACTTCTGCATAAAATTCGGGTTTAAGTTTAGGATTGATTGACCAGCGTTGCCACTTAACTGATGGGGGAGCGGTATTAATAAAGTAGGTTTTTCTAATCTTGTAAAAGCTCATCCCCTCAAAGAACTTTCCGCCTGAAGCAATCTTAAGCTGGGGGATAAAATCAAGTTCATTCAGAGTGATTGGGGTAGCTGAAAGCAGAAATCTATAGCAGGTTCTAAACTTATTAACAAGCATACAGGCAAGACGAGTACGATCAGATCTGGGGGATTTTAGCTTATGAGATTCATCAAATACTAGAGCCTTAACTTGAGTGAGATCATCACGTAGTAGTATCTTTCCAATAGTCGCATATGTTATAAAATGAAACTTTATATCTGAAAAAGATTGATTTTCCCATTCACGGGCTACTTGCATATTAGGAACAACAATAATAGCTTCTTCTACCCCAAGCTGATCGAGGATGTTGAGAGTTGTAAAAGTCTTACCTGTACCTGTATCGTGAAATATACATAGTCCCTTCTTCTCTACATCAGATGTAAGGAAAGATTCGATAACTGTTTTTTGATGTGCAAGAAGTTTTTTCATAGGGATCAAACTCTTACCAGAGAAAAAAGGACTACGGATATATTCTTTTTTATGCTAGTAAATTTACTTGCAAGGGGCAATTAAAAATTGGGTACTTATATACTTGACAGACCTAAATTATTTTGTTATAAGATAATTAGGAGGTCGAAATATGAAAGAATTTTCTACTCTTAAAGCTTTTATAGATCATTTCAATACCGAAGAAAAATGCAGTAAGTACTTAGCAGAAGCTCGTTGGGGTAAAACTCCTGTATGTCCTCATTGTGGAAAAAGTGAAAAGATCTATTTATTTCAAAATGGAATAACTTATAAGTGTGGTACTTGTGGTAGAAAGTTCTCTGTAAGAATAGGAACTGTGTTAGAAGATTCTAAACTATCTCTACAAAAATGGTTTATAGCTTTTTATTTAGTAACTAGTTTTAAAAAAGGTATAAGCTCCATGCAACTTAGCTCTGTATTAGGTATCACACAAAAGAGTGCATGGTTTATCTTACAAAGAATACAATATATTGCTAATAACAAGTTTACTTTAGAAGGTAAAGTAGAAATAGATGAAACTTATGTAGGTGGAAAAGAAAGTAACAAACACGCAAGTAATAGAAAACCTTTTGGAGAAGACGAAAAAATTGCTGTATTAGGAATGATTGAAAAGAAAGGTAGAATAAAACGAATATGTTAATAACGATGTTACTACAAACAATGCAGAAGGTACTTTCTCTCACTTTAAAAGATTTGTGTATGGTACACATCATTGGGTATCTCGCAAACATATACAAAAATATGCTGATATGTTTTGTTTTAGATGGAATAACAAAAAATTCAGAGTCAATCAAAAGAACGTATAGGATATCCCACACAAAAACCTGAAAAACTTATCGAAAGAATTATTCAATGTGCTACTAAAACTAAGGATATTGTTTTAGATTGTTTCTGTGGAGGGGGTACAACAGCTAAGGTTTGTAGTGATTTAGATAGAAGATTTATTGTAGGAGATGTTAGTCCTGTAGCTTGTAGAGTTACTATGGATAGACTACATCAAAAATGTCCTAATACAGATTTTGAGGTAAAAAATCTACCAACTACTAAAGAAGAATTTAAATCTATAGATGGTAATAAATTTGCAGAAATGTTCTGTGATTTGGTAGGTTGGAAAGTAAACCCTAAAAAATCGTGTGAAGGAGGAATTGATGGTTGGGACGCTAATGGAGTACCAGTTCAAATTAAAAATCATAAGACTCCTACAGGAAGACCAGATATACAAAAATTTATAGGGACTTTAACACAATACAACTTTACGGAAGGAAAATTTGTATCATGGGAATTTTCTAAACAAGCCATCGAATGTATTATGAAGGTAAAAAGAGAAAAAGGAATTATAATTGAACCCGTAAAATGTGCTGATAGATTGGGAAATTTACTTATAACAAATGAAAAGAAACTAGAATTACAAGCTTTATATGAACAAAAAATTGGAAAGAAAGACAATCAAGAAGACTTAGAACCAGCTTCATAACTTCTAATAATTTCAACTAAGCTCGGTTTTATATCGGGCTTTTTTATTAACTTTCTAGGTCTGTCAAGTATATAAGTACCAAAAATTGATAAAATATCTATGAATCCAAATTACATAGACCTTGCAAAGATATAATCTAAGTGTTATACCTATTCCTCCAAAATAAGGTAACATTTTTTCTGGGGACTTAACGCACACTCAAACGTATACACAAGTTCCCAGATTTTTTCTCCAATGTTCCCCGTGGAACACATAAAAGAAGAGCTAGCACTATCTAGCACTAGCTCCCTGTAGAATAGATTAGAGTCTAAAAATCTTGTACCGCAACAACTAATCGGTTTAACTTATTCAAGAAAAGTACTGTAATAAAATACGAATTTTGGAAACTTAAAAAAACGGGAAATACGATTTATTTTGTTCCAGTTCTATTCTACAATGGGGGAGCTATCATAAATATAAGGAGAACGCAAGTGGAAGTTATATACAAATTCACCTTTGAAGAAGGATCTGACGATATGATTGATCTTAAGCTGATACAAAATGCTACAGCTATGTATTTGGCTTTGAGTGAAATTAGAGAACAAACAAGGCAGTGGTATAAATACGGTGATAGAAAAGCTATCCCTGTTGAAGAAATCAGAGATACTATTTGGGATATTACCGCCGAACACGTAGAGCTAGATAAGCTGGGTGGATAGATGCTTGGAAATATTTACATTGGATATCAAGGGGTTGGAAAATCTCAACTTGCCGGACGTGATACCGGCTACATTGATTTTGAATCCTCTAATTTTAGACTTTCAGGGGGATACCGTCCTACTGAATGGTACAAATATTATGTAACTTGTGCATACAGAATGGCGTGCCAAGGATTCAATGTACTTGTATCCTCTCATCAGGTTGTAAGAGATGAGCTGTATGAACAGCGACATTTTGGAGCAGTTATTAGAGTCTTTATAATCTATCCCTCATTAGAACTTAAACAACCTTGGATCAAAAAACTTTATGAAAGATTTCTAATGGATGGTTGTCATAAGAATCGTGTAGCCTATCTTAATGCTCTTGATAGATACACGGATAATATCTTAGGGATGCAAGAAGACGCTCAAAAATATGAGTTTGAAGAAGTAGAAATTAAAAGTATGGACTATAATTTGAAAGAGATGCTAGATAAGACTAATCAGAATTAAGAGAGGGGAATATTTTCATTCCTCTCTACTTTCTAGCTTATATATAAATTCCCATATATGAGATATAACTGTATAAAGTCCATCCAAAAGTACCTGTAGAACTATTGCAACAAGAGTTAAAAGGGTTACAAAAAGAAAAATAAAAACAGCCGTAAGTTCTTTTATAAGTTGAATCACATCATCTATCATCTATTTTCCTTTTATTTTCAGGCAAATCATCCTGCGAAAAATGTAATACTGTGGTTACGATCCAACCACTACCACCTTCATATCTAACATTGGATGACTCACACACATAGGGTTTAAAAGGATCTAAGTAATGTTCGTTAAATTTTTTGTTATAAGCATTATAATAATTTTCTTTTAAAGTTTTTTTAAATGATTCAACTTGATCTCTTAGCTTCCATCCATTATACCACCAATCGGGTTTTCTTGGTTTACCCCCAATAGCAATATCAATCACACAAGAAATACCATCAATTTCTCCTCCCTCTACTAAATCCCGAATATGAGAGCCTATTTTTTGTAGTAAATTTATCTTTTCTTCAAAAAGGTATTCTTTAGGATTTTCTGGATCCCCCACTGCTAGTGATAATTCATCAGATACGCTTTCAGCTTTTTGTGTTTGTAAACGCTCATTAGTTTCTTTACAAAAAGCATCTGAGGTTAAAGCTTCTGTTATCAGATGGTTAAAACCTTTTGCCACCTCCATTACTTCTGATTTATCAGAGTCGCTCATACCTTCATATTTATTACTGGAATTATAAATTTCATTAATTTCTGCTTCAAATTTTTGTTCTAGCTCATCAATTTCTTCTTTACTAAATTTACTCATACCTTCCCCTTTTTTTGTATTGCAACTACACTCTTTACCCAACTTAAACCCACACCCATAATCTCTACTATCTCACGAATCTTTTTCCCCTCAGCTCTGAGTCGAAGAACTTCAGCCTTTTGCTCAGGGGTGTAAATAGGAGCTTTACCTAACACTACTCCACGCTTACGAGCCGCTTCAAGCCCTGCTTTAACTCTCATAACTATGGCTTCTCTTTCAATTTGAGCAATCTCTGAGAAAGCCGCAAGTAAGGTCTTTCTAAAAGGATTATTCACATTCGATGAAAGTACTGGTTGAGTGATTGAAATAAAGTTTACTCCAATTTCCTCAAAGTCTAGAAGAAGTCTAATTGCAGTAGAAGAAGATCTGGAGAAACGATCAAGTCTATAAACAACCACAGTATCTATCACCCCAGTTTCAGCGTCATGAATGAGATTTAAAAACTCTGGACGATCATCCTTAGATCCTGATATCCCTTTATCTTCATAGATCCTTATAGATGAGGGCTTTTGATCTTCAGGAAGTGAGTCAATATATTTTTCAACTTCCACGCGTTGAGAATCTGTATCTTGTTCATTAGTTGAAACCCTATAATATATTCCGAACCTACGTGGCTCATACCCAGATTTAATAAGTTCTTTTTCTAATTTATTTTCACGGTTAAGATGAGCAAGTTTTCCATAATATTTTCTTGGTTGAAGCTCAGTATCTTTTGGAAGATACTGGTCTTCAAGTTTTTCAAGGAGCTTGGTAACTTTATGTTTTATTGCATACTTCCATTCAGTTTCATCTTGACGGCTGGTAGTAGTAAGGTTTCGGAATGGAATGATAGGGCAAATAGGATGACGCTTAACCGCTTCATATGCTTTTTTAGTAAGGTACTTGATAGTATCTTGGGATAGATCTTCCCCATCAGCTATACGATACAAATTATCTATAGGCTTCAATTCATACATCATTGTCATAAACATTCCATACTCATATGGAGTCTTTGTAGTCTCAAAAAAATTACGTGGTATCCAATATGATAATAGGGATGTTGGTCTAAGATCATCAGTAGGCTTTATTAAAAGTCGGTTAAGTCTCATCAGGAGTTCTCCTTATGTTGGGGGATTAAAGGAGTTTCTTTGTTTTATACTCTTATATATATTTAATAGGTATTTATAATAATCTTCTTTATCTTCTTCATCTTCTTTATTGAGCTTACAACAATATGAGCGTATTTCATCTTGAAGAAATTCTATTCTGTCATCTATTGGAAACAATTCAAATAACTTTTCATTACTCATAAAAATAGTAGGATTTCGCGATGCACGATAGAGCTTTTCAAGAATAGGCATTTCATCTTCTTTTTCTTTAGCATTTTCTTTCTCATCAGATGTTTGATTTTTGTCAATCATTTTATTCTCCTTTTTTTTCTTCAGAAGTTTTAAGCATTACAAATCTTCTCATCATAGAATAAAGTTCTGCAAGTATGTGATACTTAGCTGAACTAGGATCAATACCTACAGTTTCACACCACTCAAATATAAGTTTGGTGATTCGGATAAGTAAATCTTCGTCAGGCTTTCTAGTGGTTTGCTCTACCGTTGAAGGTAGGGGGTCTTCGTCTTTTGATTCAAGGGTAGGGGTATAGACATAATCGTCAGCATTTTCTACTATCATAGGGGTTCTCTCACTCCAAGGTTTTCTTACATCACAATCAGAAACAAAAAGTATTCCAAGGTTCAGCTCATGAACAGCTTTAAGATAAGTATCTAAAACCTTAGCGTAGTACTTACATAAAGTAAAGTCATCCTCATAATGATTTTCTTTTAAATAAAATTCCATGCAATTTCTTGCATAATTTACCCCTGCTTGCAAAGAATCAATAATCCCCCAAAAAGCTATTGGAGTATTTTCTTCTGTAAATCCTTCTGGATAATACAGCTCATTATATTTTTGAGTAAATCTATCTTGAAGTTCTCTGTAACTTTCTCTCATTCACTGTTTCCTTCCGTTAATATAAGTGCCGATTTGATTCCTTATCCAAGGGTAGGGGTCTTCTTTATAAGATATATATCCACAAACTTGTCAGCTTTAAAATTAATTTCTAGTAGCCCGTACTCTGGATGTTTTAATATAAGTGTTGAGTCATAATCAGTTTCGTCTGCATTGAATCTTTGGAAATATGAGAGAGGTTCCCCATCGTTTAGGAACTCACACACATCTTCTAAACTCATGTCTTTCAGGGATGATTGCAAGTCTTGGGCGTTTTTTACTTGCTTTTCTTCTGTTTTGACTTTGAGTCTCCAGTTCCTCACCCATTGTGCTATGGTGGATTGAGCTATCCCATATTTTTTAGCTAGAATATATTGTCTACATCCAGACAAAACCTCTTGAACAATCTTTTCTTTAAAGTCAAGAGAATATTTAGATTTTTTTGGCTTTCTTTCAACAGGGTGTGCTGATTTAGATTGATTAGATTTAGAAGATCTAGTATACTTCGTCTTCTTTATTATTGTCTTTTTTCTAAAGATTGCTTGTGAAATTTTTTGGAATAAGTTCATTGTTTTGTCCTCTCATTGGTTCTATTGGTATCGTCAATCGTTAATACAGTCGGGGATTTCCATATCATATTAAGGGTACGGGGTCAAGTAAAAATCTTTACAGCTTTCTTTAAGTAGGTTTTATTTTTTATGGTTTTGGTATATATACTATACCAGTAATACCGTCCATCAAGTGCAACTTCACAAACCCCCTGGCTTGCAAATAAATAAGTATCTATCACTATAAGTGCAATTTCGTCTAGCTTACGTACATGAATGTGCTTTTTCCAATTATTGGGTGTAGCATAATCGTCTTTTAAAAGTTTAGATACTAACACTGGGGGTAGTTTTGATTTTAATTGTTCTGATATTAACATTGTATGTCTCCTTTTCGCGTTTAAGGGTTCAAATTTGAGTTTTAAGCCGTTTTTCTGGTTTTGAGGTATAGTTAGTAGGGCTCGGGAGTAAAACGACTTAAAATTGAAGTTTAGGGGTTTAAAAGCTGAAATTGTCAAACAAGGTATAATATTGGCTCAACATGGTTGTCCTCTTTTCGTTAAGGTTTTGGGGATAGTGAGGGTACCTCATATGGTAGGGGGTACCCCCAAAAGCAATTAATATGATAACTAACACAAAAAGGAAAAACTTAATTATTTTGTATATACCTGTTACATAACTTTCCAGCTATTTTCTTAAGTATTGGGTGGCTATTAACAAGGCTGTATCCCATATTAAAATTTATAATACTCATATCTTTAAGACAATTTAAATCAGAATCATACACACAATCCATAGTTAAACCTTTTCTATATAAAAACTCCGTAAAAGGTGATTTGTAAAAATAAAACTTAGTAGTAAATCTAGCGTTTCCTTTTTTGTCTTCTGTAATTATTCTAATTTTAAGTTGTCTATAGTTTTTTGCTTCTATATAAATGTATCTATTCATCTTAATTTTTCCTTTCGTTAGTTAAAATCGTTAAATAAATTGGGGTGTTTAAAGTTAGAGTTAGGGTATAGGGTATCCTAAAACTGGCAACACTCACTGGCAAAATCATAAATAAAAGGTGTCAAATCTTTTTGATCTTTTCTCTTTTCTAACTCTGATAAAAACCAGCTGTAGATTTCTTCCCATTCATCGGCTTTAATTATTTCGTCCAATGTACAACCCTCTGGTATTGTGTCTTTATAGTTAGAATCAACCGTATTATCAGGGTTTAAGACATAACTGGCAAGTATTGTAAATACAGAGTCAATCATATCATCCAATGCTTGATCGTATGTTTCATCGTCTATGGGCTCAAAATCAGGGTCAATTTCAGGTGGGAAAAATTGTTCTTTAAATACAAGATATAAAGATTTTTTTTCGTTGGTAGTATTCATGGGTTTTTTCCTTTCGTTGGTTATTATTTATTGCTTTAAAGTTTAAATCTAAGTTTAAGGCGGGATATCTACAGGATAGAGTAGATATCCCAATAAACTTTTTAAAAGGCTATAAGTTATATAAAAAGTCTCTAAGATCACTGTATAGGTTCTTAGCTACCTTAGCGGCTTTCTCTTCTATAGATAGTAATTGGGATTCTTCGGAATATAGAGTGTCTACTAAGGATTCATCGGCAAGTTGGATAACATAGTATACTGCGGTTATAGCCGCTATAGATTCAAACGCTTCTATGGATTCCGTATGGGTGTTATATCCAATTAATCGTAAAAAGCTAGAGTCAATCACGGTATCAATACGGTTATCTTTAAAAAGAGTTAAAACAACCTTATCTTTTATCATGGTAGCTAGAGTTCTTTTAAAAGCTTTATTAAACAAGGCTCGATCACTTTCGAGTCTATCTATATTATCGTAACGATAATAACAATCACGTACTGAGTGCTCACTATCATAAATAGATCTGTATTCTTCTATTAGTTTTTGAATGTATTTTTTCATTTTACACCTCTTAAAAAGTTTTTGTTAGTAGCTTCTATATTTCTTATCGGAACTTTTTTTAAAAACTTGAGCCTTTTTTTTATTTTTTTTTTAACGATCGATTCATTCAATCGTTTGTTTTAAGTATTGCAGGAAGTGTGCCAAACAAGAGGGAAAATAAAAGAGTAGTAGTTATAGGATGTTTTAGAATAGGGTGATTAGTAGAGTGTATAGTATAGTATACAGGGGTGTATAAGTAGTTTACACGCATATATTGTGCCAGGGGGGTTTTTTTAGAATAGGTAAGGATTTGGGTAGGATATGAGGGGGCGGGTACACACACAGGGATTGGGGGTTGGAATTGGGGAGTTAGGGTAGGGGTGTAAGGTATTGATTTCATTCACGTATTAGTGTTGGTATGGTATTTGATTTAAGGGAGGGTAATAAAATCAAGGAGTTAGGGTGTCTAATTTTCAGACATTGGACTTTGTTATGAAGTGAAAAATGCCTAAAACTTACCAACAGTACGTAAGTTGTTGATTGGTCGTTGCATATTTTTTAGCTGCTTTTGTAAGTTGTTGATATATAAGGTAAAATAGGGGAAAAAAACACTTTTTTTTGGTGATTTTTTGAGGTATACTTAAGTTATTGAAATTATATGTGGAAATCGGGAAATAAAAAAATCACCAAAAAAAAGCAAAAAAGAAAAAAAAATATTATATATACATATATATATATATATTTTATTTTATATATTATTTATATAAATATTAATTATATATAAGTATTTATAATTATTATAAAAAAATAATCACAATAACAACAAACCAGTGTAAGATTTATTTAAGTTATTAGACATTTCTTTTATAACTTTATTTTGTCTAATAAAAACAATAACGATTAAAAAACAACTCCTATTTGTGTAGGCTAGATACAATTTCTAACTCATCGTTAGCCGACTTTCTACCGTTAAATCAAGGGGTTAAAGCATGCTTTCCTTCGTGCCGCAACTTCCCCACCCTCTCATCCCAACAATCCTAAATTCACCACCGTTAGCTACCTAAAATCTGAGCAAATTGTCAAAAACATTTCTATAGCGATATTTTTAGAATAATATTAATACCTTATGCTAAGTCGTTTACATTTTGTCAAGTTTTTTTTTTCACTTCGTAACTTTTTTTGCTTTGCGTGCTTTTTTATTCCCTGTATGGAGCGGCAGTACATCTGCAATTATAATCTTCTCCCGGATGTGCGTGTCTTCCACTTCTTAGATCAACTACTGGGGGATCATTCCAGCTAATAATCCTTCCCTCAAGTCGTGCATGATCTGGTCTTACCTTACTATCTTTCTTAGTTGTCCATACATAACGATCAAAACCACCTTCAGGCAAAAACCAGCCCATTGCTTCTACTTGAGTCCTCTTCCCTTCACTTTCAACTCTTATATCGACCCTACGCTCAACTACCGACCCTGCATACCTCACACTGAACCAATTTTCCATATCCTGAGTGTTAGAACCCTCTAGTAGCTCTACTCCCCTCGTTTTAAATCTTTCGACTTCAAATACTCCCGCTCCAGCTACTTGTTGTTTGATTGAGCCTATTAATTGTGAGGTGTATTCATCCCATTTAATTTGATTGTCGAGTCCACGAATATCACCTACCGAACTTCTAATTTCCTTTTTGACTCTATCTATATAGAGTCCTACTTCACGATCAATATCCACACTCTCAACTACCCTGCGAGCTTCCCCTGAGCCTAGAAACTGCATATAATCAACCATACGATCATAAGCCAAGCTTTTCATTTTCTGAGCCTGCTCAACTACTGAAAGGGAAAGTCCTCCATACACTACATCATTTCTAACATCTAAGTTTTCACGTAACCAAAGGCTAACATATGCAGGTGTTGGGCGTTTGACTTTCATCATACCCCCTGCCCAGTATAAAACTCCTAGATCAACCAGTAGCCCTCCTGAAAGTTTATCGCTCTTTTTAACCTTCTCACCTTTAACGGTTACTCTCTGCCACTTCGACCATACTCGCTCCCTAAGAGCCTTCTTTAACTTATCTCTTATCTCACGAGTCCACTCGTATTGGTGTTTGATTGGAGCATATACCTTTTGAACCATTGATCATCCTATTTTATTAGTGTATGATAAGCTCATTCATGAACTGATTCTTGAAGCGTGAAAGTCCATACATCCTTTCACGCTTTTTTTTACTAGTAAGGTCTAACGTATTTTCCACCGGTAGATCTTGCCATAACTCCAACATCACTATCAGAAGTTTCTTCGGCAAAATCTTTTAGTTCAACTGCTTCATTAGGATCTAGTTCCATACTGAATAGTTTTTCTCTATTAACTAATTCAACTGCGGTTTTACTACTAATGATACCTGCTTGCTGCAACCCTACTATCATATTGATCTTACCAGCTTTAATTTCTATGCTTTCTTTTTCTGTTGTTTGTTTCAAAGAAGGATACTCGAAATCAAGTACTTCAGGAATAAAGCCAAATAGATGACGGCAACCAATCTTTAGAACCTTATTTATAAGTCCCTTGCATGGAGTTCTGATTGTAGTTTCAATCATATTGATATAGTTATCAATGTCAGCTTCTTCAGAGCTATTTAGATTTGAAATACTAATTCCAAATAATTTACTAACAGGGATTCTAATATCAGAGGCGACTTGAATACGAGCTTCTCGAGCTAGATCAGAAAGACCTGAGAAGCTTACTTGTTTTTGATCGTAACCATCAGTAGTATCATGCACAATAGCTCCTTGATAGTTTTTAGCGGTTTGAACCATCTCAAGGTGTTTAAGAATTTGTTCTTCTCCTTTTGGGCTCATAAGCATTGTATTATATTTACTAATACTATACACATCTACTTTTGCTTCATCTACGAGTTCATATGAGACGTTTTGATTTTTAAGATAGTTATTGAGTGATCTAACAATAGATTCACCTACACTCACTCCCCAACCACTAAATAGTCCTCTAAGATATGAAGGAGCTTCAATTCCACGCATAATTAGAATGTGAGAACCATCAATGATATGACCGTAATAGTTAAATATATTTCGAGTGCCAACACTTCCAAGTCTATCGAGCATATTGCCAGAATCATTTACAATGTTAAGTTCCCAACGATCGGCGTCATAGAACTCTAGAAAGCCTCCCTTTTTAACTTTATCAAGATCAAACACTTCAGTTTTTGATTGAGGGGTATTAATGATAAGTCCCGAGCCACCAAAGAGTCTAGACCATTTAAGAGCGGCTTTGAATCTTCCAAGTACCGAATCAGAGTAGAACCATTGCAGTAGCTTTGTAGCGTCTTCGTTATCAAGCTCCGAGCTTATTAGTTTAAATTCCCCTCGAAAAGCTTCTTCTACTGGAAGATCTACTAACACTTGTAATAACCCATTTTCTAGATACATGGATGCTAGAAGTGGGCGTTGCAGGGTCATGTAGCTCATTCTACTATTATAGATGAGAGGAGAGATAGCAGAGATTGGAGCATAGTTTCCAGCTACAAGTTTATTTGTAAGTCCCGTAAGACTATTAGTCATAATATTATACTTAGAAACGTAAGATTCATTTGTATTTGTGTTTTCACTCATAATGGTATACCTTAAAACTATGTGTATATTAATCTTTTAAACCGGTTGTCTTTATTGTATAATGCACGATCGCTAATATCAAGTTAGAAACATGGTCGATATATTAGATAAAGTTAAATCCAGTCAATCACTTTCAGAGATAAATTTTTTGAAAGCGTGTTCGATTTTTATAGATGAAAACTTCATGACAGGAGAAGCCCCTGCGGAAGATGATTTAGACGCAATTCTAAGACAAGTGAAAAAAGAAGAGCGACTCGCAAAAGGAACTTTCGTAACAGTGCTTGATCTTGCATTATTCCTGGGGTTTGAGAACACCAAAGCTATGTTTAAATACACTGAGGATTTTTCAGGGCTTGGAAAGAAAGCTTTTGAATACGTGCTATCAACTATAGAAGCAAACCATATTCAAAACGCATATAAAAACCCTAAAGGGTTTCCACTTATTATATCCTTGTTAGAGAAAGATCATAATTGGAAGAAACCTGATTCTCAGCTTCCAGCAAATATGAATACTATTAAGATAGATTACGGGGCTAACTTTAATTTGGTAGCTTCTCAGTTTCAAGAACAGATGAAAGAGTCAATGCTTGAAGCAGTAAACTCAGTGAAGACCCTAACAAAAGCAGACGAGCAAAAGCTCATAGCTCCTAAATCTGACGATGAGCATAAAAAAATTTCCGTGGAAGAAGTTCGAGCAAAACTTCAAAAGGAGCTTAAACTTTAATGATTACTCTGAGAGATTTTTTTATATTGCATGGACAAGCAGTTGGACAAGAAAGAACTGTCATGCCTTTCCATGATCTTATATTTGCAAGACTCACTCAGGTGATTTTAGGACAGCTTCCAAACGGCAAGAAAAACCTAGCAATTTGTATGCCTCCAAGACACGGAAAAACCCTCATTTCCCAAGACTTTTTACTCTTTACTATGGGACTGTTTCCTAACTCCAATAATATTATTATAAGCTACTCCTCAGATCTTGCATTAAGAACCATATCTGCGGTAAGAAATGTGATTCAAGAAAAATGGTACACGGATTTATTTGGAACATTGGTTGATAGTAGTTGCATTAATAAAGCAGATCTTTTTACAACAAGAATGGGTGGACAGCTATACAGTGCTGGTATTGGTGGAGGGATTGCTGGTTACGGTGCCGGGGTAAAGAATCAAGCCTACGGTGGATGTATTATACTAGATGATGTACTTAAATCTCAGGATGCTAAATCTAATACTGAAAGAGAAAAAGTTAATATGCTTTTCACCGATTCTATCATATCACGTACTAACACATCAAACACTCCTATCATTCTTATCATGCAACGACTTCATAAATATGATCTTGTAGGATACTTGGAAGAAAACTTTGAGGACGAATGGGAGTTTTTACAAATTCCTGCAATAGGAAATGACGGAAAAGCTATCTGGGAAGAAACCTTCTCACTTAAAAAACTGAATCGACTGAAAGAAATCAACCCCCATGCTTTCTATTCTCAGTATATGCAAGCTCCTATTATCGAAGGTGGACAAGTTATCAAACCTGAGTGGTTCAAATACTATAGCTCTCTCCCTGAGGGGCTTAATAGAATGTTTATTACATCCGATACCGCAATGAAGATGAAAGAAAGATCTGACTATTCAGTTCTGTCTTGTTGGGCGACAAACGGAATTAATTTGTATCATATAGCTACCCGAAGAGGAAAATGGGAAGCCCATGAACTTTTGGAGCAAGCAGTGGTATTTTGGGATGATATGAGTAAAGAAGTGGTAGGACTAAAGCCTAGGGAGTTTTATATAGAAGATAAGGCTTCGGGAACTGGGTTAATTCAAACCCTACAGAACAAGACCAACATCCCAGTGTTTGGAGTACAAGTTGCAAAAGACAAGCTTCAACGGGTTAAAGATGTTCTTCCTTATATAGTATCTGGTAGGCTTTGGTTTAGAGAATCAGCTTCTGCTCTTTGTAATCAAGAGATCATCTCAGAGTGTATGTGTTTTACGGATAACAATACCCATCTTCATGACGATATAGTAGATACTATCACAATGGCACTGAAACTTTCCATAGCTGACGGTACCGTAAGTATCTATGATGTGCTTGATTAGAGGTCCTCAAACATGATAAAATTTTCTTAGAGGATAACGACATGACAGATGAGCTACTTAGAGAGGATACAATAAAAATATGCCCCGTATGTGGGGGTGAGTTTTTAGTGTCCCAAAAGCAGTTTATTTATTGCTCCGAGCGATGTCGTAAAAATGCTTCAAGTAAGAAGAAGTTAAAATCTAAAAGTAAGGTAAAGACTTGTGAGGGGTGTGGAAAGTTATTTCAGACTAACCGATATAATCCTAAACAAAGATATTGTTCTCATGAGTGTTATTATAGATCGGTAATGAAAACTACAAAACCTCAGGAAGAACCTAAGGAACATACAGAGCCTAAACGAGTTATCTGTACCAAGTGTGGTTCTCCTTTCAAGACTTCGAGGAATACAACTCTTTGTCCCTTATGTCGGGAGCTTCGGTAGAAAAAAGGTCTACAAGATATCTTGTAGACCCAGAATTAATTGAACAGGTAGTTTTCAATTTTTTGAATGATACACTATTGCATAATATTTCACAATGCTTTACAATTTTTCTTGTCAAATAGAAAATTAATTTTTTCATTGGGTAAGTAATGGAAGAAATTTTTGAAAAAAAACCTGTAAAAATTGTTGAAATACCTCTCATGACCGCAGGTCTATGTGGCTACGGTGATAGTGGTAATGTTTATATTAAAGACTCTACAATGTATGACATTATGCCTAAGCTTCTTGGGATTTCTCTTATTATTACACACCAAGGCAAAGAAGCTGTAGGGGAAGTTGTAGAAGTATTCCAAAACCCTGCTGATACCGATCAATGGATTGGAAAAATTTCTGTAAGAAGTGAAGAAGCAAAAAGACTTTTGGAAGCTGGATGGGGTGTGTCAACAGCGTACAGAATAATTAAGGATACAGGAGTTTCTGGTAAGTGGAATAATATAGACTATACTACAGAGGTGCAAGATGTTGAATGGTTGCACGTGGCAGTGGTTGAAAATCCTAGATATACCATAGCTAAGGACGGCGTTTTTATAAACTCCAAAGATAATATAGTATACAGTCAAATATTGAAAAAAGAGAGGAAACCTATGTTCAATTTATTTAAAACAAAAAAAGAAAAAATCAATCTTAACGAAGATGAAAAGATCTATGTAAAACTAGATGAAGAAGACATAGAACTTAAAGACCTTATCGAAATGGTGAAAGAAAAAGAAGAAGAAAAGAAAACTTACGCTGAAGACGATATGGTAATCGAGCTTAACGGTGAAAGCTTAACAGTTAAAGAGCTAGTTGAAAAATACAACGCTTGCAAGAAAAATGCTTGTGGCAAAAAGAACGAAGAAGAAAAAGAAGAAGAAGTAGAAATTAAAGAAGAAAAGAAAGAAAACGAAGAAGATAAAGACGAAGATAAAAAAGACAACGAAGAAGAAAAAGAAGAAGTTAAAGTAGAAGAAGAAAAGAAAGAAAACGAAGAAGATAAAGACGAAGATAAAAAAGATAACGAAGAAGAAAAAGAAGAAA